CAGACTCTGCAAAATCGCACCGTGACTCATGCCTTCTGTATGGGAGGCAATAACGCCGCGAATTTCTCAAGCCCGGTCTATTTCGTAAATGGGTCCGGGACTCCGATTGCTAGCGTGACGCCGAATGACCCGGCAGTTGATACGGGCAAGTATGAACCGTGCCTCGTTCGGATTGCCTTAAACACCCGCGCGTTGGTATCGACTGACGCATGAGGTGATTGAATGGCTAAGGCAAGCAAAGCAGCGAAGGGCAGGGTTCGCCGCGCTAGCATGGGAGAAAAGGCGAGCATCAAGAAGGCCGCCCGTGTCCTAGCTGACTTTGAATTGATTACTCAAAAGCGATACGAGGCAATCCTTCGGACGGTCGGGTTGCGCTGATGTATTACTGCTACGGGCAAGTTCGCTTAGGGAAGGGGGGCATCCCTGACGGCGGGAGCGATAACAACAAAGCATGGCCGGTATTTCAAGCCGGAGAGAACCCCGTTGAGATTATTTCAGGCCAATATCGCGGCGGTGACGCTAGCGAGTTTTACGCTATGGCTATCGTCCCGCCGGATTTCCTCGCTAACGGCACGGTGACTATTGACGGCGATGGTCAAGGAGTCCAACTTTTGAACAGCGTCCTCCTCGGTGGTATCAATTCCGCTACTATTCCGGGGAATGTCTATGAAAATCCGGCGGCTAAGTCTTGGGTTGGAGCGCATTGGATTATCCCCCCCTTTCATCAAGTCATAGTTTGGCCCTATATCGCGGCCTCAGCTAACTTTTTCACGGTCCTATTACTAGGGATGGACTTGGTGAAACCTTGAATGTGTCCTAAAGCACTTCCCGACCAAGTCATAGTCCATAGGATAGAATTTCAGGAGTCAGAGCGCGAAATCATACGCGACCTAGCTATGGCCTACCAAATCAATCAGGTCTCTGAACCCCTCGTAGCTCTCATCAACGATAACACAACCATGCTGCTGATTCTAGGAGCTGCGGGGGCATATCTAGGGTTCACCTACATACCGCCCGTATTAGACGAAGGAATCAACCTTCTAGCTGATTTCAAAACCCAATTAGACGAAGCTATTGAGCAGGGGACGACATGGGCGCAGCGTCAAGAGGCGAGAGTTGAAGCAGGGGTGCAGCGAGCAGGTGAAGTGCGTGACTTCGGCGTATTCTATGCACCCGGTCCACTTGGCCCAGCTTATCGCACTATTGATTGGCTAGAGCGGAAGACGGGCGTCGATTTATTCGATTGGGGCGCAGGATACGAACCGTGAGCGTTTACCCCCTACTTGGAAGCTCATTTCTCGATTCTTTGATATATTCACCTTGAAAGTAAAGCCTTGATTCTAGCCCAAAAACCAAGTTTTACTGCGTGGGCTCTAGGTGGCCGTCCCCTCCAAGATAGACCTTCGACCGTCCACTTATCCGAACCCGCAGCTGAATAATCGCAGGCTTCCGATTGAATCCATTCGTGGTTATCTCGGTGCGGCGTGTCTTGGTCATGGAGCTGATAGTCGCCCTCATCGATGCGGCCCATGTAGTCAAGCCAAGACCATTGAGGCGGCGGGCCATCGGGCCAGCACTTCACACAGAGCCTTGAGTCACGCGGGAAGCACAGCAGCTCGCGCTCGGTGGTTTCCCTGATGCAGACTATGTCCTGTTCATACCGCGCCCACTCTCTGAGACAGTTGCGAACGAAGCGGGAGAAGTTGCCCCCCTCGCGCATCATGTTCTGTTTGATTTCCCAAGTTTCAAGGAGCGAGACGGTGGTTATGTTCTGAGTGGTTTTCCTAGTCAAGCTCAATACCCCCGTTTTCCATATTTCCGGGCAATCTAACGGCCTTCAAGGAGTGATTGACCCCTTTGACGGTGATGTAGCATTGAGTCGCTTGAATCAGCTGTATTTCATCAAACTCGGTGAGCTCCCAATGAATCCCGCAGAATTTACAGAAGAACCTCATTCGTAATCCTCCAAGCTCTTTCGCTGGGGCCAGCCTGAGATTTGACCGATGATGCAAGCTGCACAAATGCTCCGACAAAGTAAAACCGGGATTTCAGAGCGCAAACGAGCATTTCCGTAGCCTTTGAGGTTATCGTGCTTGGTGTGAGAGCATGTCGTCAGAGCTTTCCATGAAAGAGGGAACGCGCCCCATATCCGCGTCTTCTTCTGATACGGCCAATCATACGCGCAGTAATACACATCAACGAAGGGAAGATTTCGGACTACGACTTGGTCTTTGAGGGCTCCATGAAACGGGTTTTCCATAAACCAATACTTCGGGTCAAGTTCCGCTATCAGCGAAACTGTATGTTCAATCATCTCGATTGCTTCTTTTCCCTCCGGGCTAAGGGGTTCATGTTTGCGAGCTGAGGTAAAGTCACAGTCACTACCGTTGGCGTAGCTCCATTTGGTGCAATCGGGCGAGGCCCAAATCACATGAGGCCGGCCGCCACAGTGTTCAATGATGGCGGCTGCGTCAAGCTTGAGAATATCCGCGCAAAGTGAAGGCGAAAGTGAATCATCAATGTCTATACTGAAGGTTTTGAAACCGAATTCCTTAGCGGTGTCCGTCATCGTCTTGGTCCCTGAGAACAGCTCAAGAAAAATAGCCCGCTCAGTCATCCTCTAACGCCTCCTTGATGACGTCCTCTAACTCAGGGTCATGGACGGCCGCGCGAGCTCTAGTGCATGTCTCACAATGCTCGGTCATGACCTCGCATATTCGCATCAAAAAGAGCTCGCCGTCATTGGCGGGCTCTGCTATCCAAATGAGGGCTTCACACTCAGGGCATACGGCGACCGCTTCTTCTCCGTCGAGCCTCGGTGCCGTCTCCGGGTCAATGCGGCCTAGCTGCCCGTCGAAGACGATGGTGACGGCGTTGGCGCGTATCTCATCTATTCTGTCTGCGAGGTCGGTCACTCAACCACCCCCACTCGATAGAGGCGGGTGACGTGCATCTTCCGGCCCGAGCTCCAATCATGAATTATGCCGTCCCTCGCAGCTGCAAAATGGTTGCGTGTCTGAATCAGGAGCATGCCCTTAGAGAAGTGGGTCTTGCCCTCTCTGAGAATCCACCCTACGGACTGAATCGTCTTGCCTCCTAGCTGCCTCGCTTCGTCGGTCACGTCTTCAACGTCGTAGCCGATGTTGTTAAGCAGCATCAACATTTGAAAAGGGTCCATTCCATTCCCCCTCGTAGGATTGTGATGATACCGTTCACAGAGCTTCACGGCGTCAATATAGGTTCGGTCGGTCAAGATAGCGAGGGCGATAGGGCCACACGGCCCGCCGTGTTTCAAGATTTTAGCTTCGTTATACAAGAGGTCGGCTCGGTGCGTCATTGAACAAGCCTCAACGTGCTTTACTTATAATACTTCCATAACTAGGCTCTTGTTATATACATATTATAGGATTACCTATACCTATACTACTACTACTGAGCTTCTTCTAGCTGAAAAGAAAGCTTTTAGGACCGGGTTGGGACGGTTAGGGGTATGGATTGGAACCTAGTCTTAGATATAGTCGTCTTAGTGTGTATTTTGGGGGTCTTTAGGGGGTTGGTTGAAATCCGTCGAGCTATCGAGCTCTCGATGGATGAATTAGACCACAAATTAGCTGCAACCATTCAAAGTCTAGTGCAAGAAGGCCTCGGTGGGTTTGAACCCCCCAATCCTATTCAGCAGGCTATCGCCCACATGCTAACTCAGCGAGTCCAGCCGGGCGCTGCGGATGTTCTGCGCTCTGAATCCGGGAAATTTGAAAAATCCGAGTAAACATCCTTATTAGCGAGTTTTCGCCCGGTTTACTTTGACTATCATGGCCCGACGCAAGAAAGCAACCCGACGTAGGAAGAAAACTTTCAGTATTCTAAACGGCCTTGAAGCTCTGGCGTACGGCCAGATTTTATCGGTTGGAATTACGGGAGGGGGGCTGTGGGATTTTGTCACCGGGTCCACCAATCTCGGTATGACTTCGGTGTCTGATGTAGGACTAGGAATTTCAACGATGGAGCTAACCGGGCAGGGTCAAATCTCGCTCGGAGATTTCATGTCTGAGCCCACTCTAGCGATAGACACCATGACCAGCAATTTCACCTCAAACATAATCCCGATGGCCATAGCTGGTTTCAGCACAAGTGTCGCATTCCGCGTCGGAAGACGGCTTTTACGCAAACCACTAGCTATGATTACAAGAGACCTCGTTAAGCCCGTTCTTGGGGCCGGAGTAAGGATGTAAAATGGCTGATGTTGACGCCTTTGGTCAGCTCGTAATGAGGGGAGGCGCTATCTGCCCCCTAGCTCGCACAGATATTTTAGAAGATACGGAAGAAGAAATTTTCACCGACGAAAATTACGTTGGCTCAGCTCAAACCGCAGGGACGTTTATTACTCAAACTTTGGGAAATCATGTTGTCGTCTCTGCGGGAATTTCCGCAGCAAATGACACATGCTATTCGGTAATCAAGTCAGCCGGTAAAATAAAGCTCGCTCTGCCCGTCTCAGGCCTCAATGGGGGTGCAGGCCTACCCGCTGCCCTACCCTACCCCAAACAGCTCGTAAGTGGTGACCAATGCATGACGATGGCTACGGCTGCGGCCTCGCGTGACATATCTCTTAGTGTCGCTTGCAGCTCAGGCGAATACCATGTGTTCACCGTGACGCCATCGGGAGCTGCAGTAGGCGGCCATGAGCTAGTCTCAATCTTGACGGGCCTGTCAATCGGACAGACTCTGCAAAATCGCACCGTGACTCATGCCTTCTGTATGGGAGGCAATAACGCCGCGAATTTCTCAAGCCCGGTCTATTTCGTAAATGGGTCCGGGACTCCGATTGCTAGCGTGACGCCGAATGACCCGGCAGTTGATACG